TCCCGCGGAAATGGCAACACGGGAGAGGTCAGAGGTGAAATCGGCGATGCCGCCCGTGAGCCGTACGAACATGCGGTACGCGTCGTTCATGTAACGAAAGACGTCCGTGTCCGACCACAGATACGGTTTTGCCGTATCCACCATGTCGGAGCGGAACTGGTCGTACAGCTCTTGGGCGATCATTTAGGAGTTCTGCTCTTCGCGGTAGACAGTCCAGAGTTCTTCGACTTCCTTCTTGTCCACTTCAAAATCTTCGATGACCTTCTTCAGGGCCGTGACGGACGGAGCGCCTTGGCCGGTAAAGTCACCGCGGTGATTGCGTTCTTGCAGGAATTTGAAGGCCTTGATCAGCGCCTCACGGCGTTCGTCAGGCGTCAGTTCCGGCTTCTTTGTGGCTTCCGCGCCGAGGACGTCAATGGTTTCATCCATCGAGACCGCGCCGAGCATCGTCACTTCCTTGCGACAGACAGGCGGCACATAGACCGGCTCGTTCTTGACGAAGTTGATGATGTGGCCGCTGGTCGAGCGGTGCGTGTAGTTCCGGTTAAGAACAAACTCGGACATTTGGTATTTCTCCAGAAAGTTGAGAGACGGAGGCCGAAGCCTCCGTCAGGTCACTGCTTAAACTGCGCAGACTTCTTCTTGGCGACCGTCGATGGTGTATTGCACGCGGAGGCGCGCCTTACCGGCGGTTGCCGTGGCGGCCAGGCCAGCGGTCGTGATACGGACGTTCTGGCCGCCGTTGGAGACTAGCGGCTTGGTCAGGAGCAGCGCCGAGCGGGAGCCAGCAGTGGCCGCGTCAAGATCGGTCGAAGCCAGCAGCGCCGCGGTGTCACCGGCGATACCGACGGTGATGGTGGCACCGGCGCCGATACCGACGAAGGCGGTTTCGACGATCAGTTCGCCGCCGGTAACCACGGCGCCCAAGGGCATCGGGATCGCATCGAAGACCACGCCGGTCGCGGCGGTGAGGCCGGACTCGTTGGGGTCAGTCGAGTTTGCGACGGTGGAGCCGAAGGTCTTCTTGACGCCGTCCACCGAGTCGATGACCCATTGGTTGAACGACCAGACGAACTCGGCGACGGAGGGCTTTTGAGCGCCTCGGGTAGCTTGCAGTTTGGACATGATCAGCCCTCCTTATTGAGCGACGTAGATGGAGACCACACCGAAGTCTTCGGTGGTGCCGCCGCTGTACTGGCTGTAGAACTGCGGCTTCTTGAAGCCGATGATCTTGCCGGTCGAGATACCTTGTTGGTTCTCGTAGTCGAAGCCCTTCTCGACCCATTCCGGATTGCCGAGGTCGGCCATGCCCAGTGCCTGCGCGCCGCAGATCAGCACCTGACAACCGTCGACCGCGCCGCCGGCGCCCCACTTGGAGCCAGAGGCTGCCAGACGGGTGTTCACGACGTGGCGGAACTCGTGGAAGACGAGGTTATCGATCTTCACGGCATCGCCGGAGAAGAGCTGGTTCTCGCCGCCGCGCTGCGAAGCGTAGCGCAAGTTGGCCATGTAGGTCGGGTCGAGCTTCAGGCGGGCCATGGCTTGCGGGCCGAGGAACACGTGATAGGTCTCTTCGCCGCCCTTGCCAACGATGCCGCGGATGTAGTTGTCCTTCATGTAAGCCTTGGCTTGCACGAAGAGTTCCCACATCGGGGTGTCAGCGACTGCGATGGAGCCGTTGCCGGTGCCCCACTCGATCAGCTTGGAGGTGCCGTTCCAGCGGCCGAAACGCTTGGTTGTCGGGGCGACGACGTCGGCGGCGAACTCGAGGTACGGCAGGTCGGAACCGATACGGGCGCCGCCGGAGTTCTTGACCGAGTAAGCGACGCCCGACATGGTCAGGAAGGCCAGCTGGTCAATACGGTCGCCGAGCCAGTAGGCCAGCTTGTCGCGGGATTCGCCGCGGAAATTAACCACGGACTTCTGGTCGGCCATGCGGCCTTCGTGGCGGTTGGCGTGACGCAGTTGGTCGATACGGATCACCTGATCGTACGACTTCATTGCTTCTTCGTTGCCTTCCAGCGTGCGGTCGCCGGCGATACCGTCACCTTCGAGGTCGGTCAGAAGCGTGATCACGGCGCGGGCGCCCTTCTCGGACTTCTTCAGCTCGGTGACGTGCTGGATGATGGAATTGGCGTCAGAACCAAGAAACTGGTTGACGAAGGACATGTTGCGGGCTTGTTTCCACAAGTCCATGGACCAGACGGTTTTTTGTTCGCTGGTCAGCTGTGCAAAGTTGGTATACGACATTTGGCGGTTCTCCTTGAGTTGTCGTAGTTCGCTTCAGAGTCTGTGAGACTCATCCCACACATGTCGCTGTGCTTGCGTCCGCCTGTGTCGCTGGCGAAATTGCGAAGTACGACTGTTGTCGGGGCCGAACCGCCTGCTGTGTCGCCGCAGGGAGCGGGTGACGAGCTACAATCCGCTTGTCAGGGATGGCCCCTTGCGGGGGCTAGTCGTCTCTCATGCGCGCCACTCTAACAGAGTTCGTCAGAGCGCGCAACGCATCAGAAAGATTCCGGCTGCGCGACGGCGCGCGTCAGGGCCATGAGGCCCGTCTGCAGGTCGGTGGCGCCGATGCTGACCCAGCGCTGGTCGAGGCCCGGATCGGCGCGCAGGGCACCGACCAGTTCCCCGAGTACGACGCCGAGTTGCTTGATGTCGTTCATGCGGTCGATCTCGGTTTGGGTCAGCTCGCGATAGCCCTTGATCTTGCGGTGTTGGTTTTCCATTAGAATGCCCCGATTCGTTCGTTGAGAATGTCTGCGTAGTACGTCATCGCTGTCAGTTGTCGCGCGAGGCGCGCTCGTTCTACCGGGTCGATGCCCACGGAGCGGTCAGCGTCGAGAAAGTCCCGGAGAGCTTCGCGCTTCTTGTCCAGCTCCGCCTTCTCCTCGATTACGCGTTGCTGATGCGGCAGCAGAACGACATGGTAAGCTCGCTCAAACACGTCCTTGGGCGACCAGCTGACGTAGCCTTCGTAACGAGCGGTGTTGGCCTTGGCCTTGCCGCCGTCCGTGTATTCGACGAGATAGCCCTCATCAGCGCCGTCTTCGTTGGCTGGAAGTTCCCAACCACGGAAGATGTTGTACTCGCCGCGCGTCATCGGCTCGGCATTGATGATCTTGGTACCGGTGTAGGTTTTCATACGTAATCTCCACGCATCTTGGACTTGGTGGCATCAGGCAGCGCCGAGAACTCGGCGAAGGTCATCTGGCTGGCCTCCGGGATGTCCTTGGTCTGCCCGTGCTTGTCGCTGTCGGCGCCCACGGGCTTCGTGGAGGCCGGCTGGCGGGCCGCAGCGTCGAGGTTCTTGGCCACGGCAGCGGACTTGCGGTCTTGGCCCTTGGAGGCCGCGCTGAGACCTGTCTTGGCTGGCTCAGTGGCTGCCGCGGGCGCCTGCCGGCCCATGACGTACTTGACGGCCTTGAGCAAGGCCTTGGACGGTGATAGGCGCTCGCGCTCCATGTAACCGCGCTGCTTGTCCAGCACGTCGTCGGTGAGGTCCTGATCGAACTCTTCGGAGTTCTCGTCCAGCTGCGGGTAGTTGGTCTCGATGTTCTCGACGGCCAGCTCCATGCGCATGGACTCCAGCGCAGCGTCCTTGGCCGCAGCGGTCATGTCGCCAGCCTGCTGGATGGCGATCTGGCGGTTCAGACGGTCGGCCTCGGAGGACAGCTGTGCAGCCTTTTCCTCGTCGTTGTCGATGGTGGCCTTGCGCTCGGCGGCGCGCAGCTCCTGTACCTTCGCTTCGAGCTGACTGACGTCCGCGTTGCGCTGGATTTGGTTGTTGGCGCGGGTGGCCTCGGCCAGCAGGCGCTCGGCGGTCTCAGCGCGCTCTCGTTACTTCTGGAAGGCGCTGTCGAAGCGCGCCTTCGGGATGGTGGCGCCTTCGTCGCTCTTGGCCTTCGGGGCGAACTTGCCGGCGGCGTCGCGAGGGGGTTCTTCGGTCGCATGCTCGCCAGTGGCGACCTTGAGATCGTCCTCGACCGTTTCTTCGGTCGTGGCGGCGGCCGGCGGGACTTCCGTCGTCGGCGTCCAGTCATCGCCACGGTCGGCGCTGGCGCCGCCGCCCGTACCGTCGTCGGCCGGGATCATGAGGTTCAGACCAAACAGCTTCTGATAGAGGGTCATTTACTTCTCCTTGGTGGGTTGCTGCGGCTGGGTGCTGGCCCGCAGTTCTGCTGCCCGGCGGGTTTCAGACTCCGCCTGTTTCAGCTCGGCGTCGTGCGCCGCTTGCTGTTCCTTGATACCGTGCTCGCGCTCCGCGAGAGATATCTCATGCTCCTGCTTCTGCTCGGCCAGTGCCATCTCATGGCCCTGCTTCTGCTGGTTCAGCGCCATCTCCTGCTGCGCCTTCTCCGGGCCGTCGCCGGCCGACTCCGCCTTGCCGGCTT